ATGGGCCTGGTAGGCAGCAACATCTTCGGACGAGAAGCGCTGGCGGAAATCCGCGTAAACGCGGCGCAGGACCTGGGAGACCGGAGAGGGGAAACGAACATCTCTCTGCTGGGCAACCCCGGCTTCGCGCAAAGCGTGAGGGGGGCGAAAGTGGGAACGACGGCGCTGCAGCTGGGAGCCGGACTGAGCGTGCCGATGGGAACGAAGAGAACTATCTTCGTGAAGGGGAACGCGGACATCCGGGACGGGGCTGCTCAGTAAACGGGACGTATCAGCTACTGCTACGATTTCTGGTCTTTGCTCCGAACTTGTTGCGGGCAAACAATACACCCTCTTTTTCTATGTATGAAAGGTGAAATTCACGAAAGGTGTTATTTTGCTGCATCGTTTGTTCAGGAATGGGGAAGGGATGAAAAATAATTTTTGCGTCCATTTTTATTTTCATGTGAAATGTTGCATTGCGGATTAGCAATCCGCAGAAGCATTATCCAGAAAATAGACCAGAATCAGATATTTTTGATGTTTATAATGAAAGAGATATGGAATGTTTTTTTGAAAAAATTCTGAATTGGATATTAAGAAGATGATGATTTCCGGGTATGCAACAGGCATTGGATCAATGTTGAATATTGACGGCGGATTGCTAATTCGGTAATAGCTATATATTGCAAACAGCCAATCAGGACGGCTGGATAGCTTTATTATTTACCCATATTTGCAAGTTATGAAGTTACGTCTACCGCTCAAGTTGTTGTCCGCCTTATTGTCGTTTTATGCCATATCCGGTTTTCATGTGTTCGCTGCTACGGAGTGGGACGGCAGCAGATATTCCGGTAATATCTATACGTGGGTAGGGAGTTCGTCCAATGATTTTCATAACGGCGGCATTGTCCTGACCAATCCGGATGGAACATACGGTCCTGTCAATACGAATTGGGGTTCCGTTTCAGAGGAGGGGAGTATTTGGAACCTTTTTGCCAATGAAACGGGACTGTCGCAATATAACACATTGCGCTTTGTCGCATCAGGCACGGAAGTGGGCGATGTCACCGTATCGGCGACCAATAAAAATCCATCCTGCTCCTTTACGCCATTTACCATGGGGGGATTGATTGTGGAGGAAGGGGCATCAGGGTTCTCCCTTGTCCCGAACAATAATGCCCAGAGGACTCTTATACTGGGGAGAGCGGGTACGGAAGAGCCGGTATTATTTACGGTTCGTGAAGATTTTTCCCTGGGTTCTTCCTCCAATGCATGGGGCCCGGTTAATGTGAATGCAGACTGGAATGTCCTTGTGGCAAATGGCAAGACGCTGAATGTTTACGGGGCACTGAATTCTTCCGGCCGGACCATTACGGTGGGCGGGGAAGGATTCAGCGGTACGTTGGTTTTAAACAATGCGGCCAATGCATCCATGACTGCTGAATGGGTCATCACCTCCGGCTCTACTGTAAGGTGCATGAATAATTCCGCTTTGGGAAGCGGCCTTGTTACGCTGGATGGGGGGACGCTTGATTTTAACTCGCAAACGATCGGATCAACCATTACGTTGAACATGAGCGGGACCGGGACATTGCAGAATGTGACAGTTGATGGAGCAATTTTATCTTATACGTCTTCATCGGGAAATGATGGGATTACTGCTTCAAATACCACGTGGACGTCCGGGAAGATAGATATTGGGCGTTTGTTGCAGGGATTTAGTGCCGAAGGTTCCAATACCGTTGATTTGGGAGCGGAGCTTGGCGAGGGCTTTAGCGTACTGGGCTTAGATACAGGGCAATACAGAATAGAAGGCAGCGTGCTGACGATAGAAGACGGGGCGATATCCAGCGTGACGTGGGTATCTGCGGGAGAAGGAGGGGAATTGGAAGAAACGGTCAAGAACGCCTTTACGCTGGCTCTTGGGGAGGGGAGTGCGGCCAACGTCAGCCTGGGATATCTGAACGGGACCCTGACGACCAGCGGGGACAAAGTCTATCAAATCACCAACACCGGCGGAACCAAAATCAACCTGTCCGGGGTATACAACAGCGGGGCGACCCTGCCGTCCGGCAACCTCAACTACCAGGGGGACATCTGGATGGACATCAACGGAGGAGCATTCGGCATCATCGCCGGAGGTGTCACCAATGAATGGGGCACCAACCTCCAGACCAGCACGCTGACTGGGGACACCCATGTGCAGCTCTCTGGAAACGCCACGGCGGAACACGTCATCGGCGGGAACAACAAGGGAGCAAGCACTACCCTGACGGGAAACACCAACGTTACCGTCAAGGATAACGCCATCGTGGCGGGAGCCATCATCGGAGGAAGCACCTCCTCCCACAATGCCGTCACCACCATCACAGGAAACACGAGCGTCCTGGTCACCAACATCCAGCACAGCAACAGCGCGACCGTCAACCTGGGAGACTTCGGCAACGTCACAGCCCAAAACTTCATCACGGGCGGAAGCGCGTGGACGGCCAACCAGACTTCAGGAACGACCATCCAGGGCAACACCTCGGTAACGATTAATGTAGGCGATGCGGAACTCTCCGGCACGGAAGGGCACAACAACTTCGTCAAAAACATCTATGGAGGCAGTTACGCAAACACAAAATCCGAGGGCAACGGAGCCGTACAAAAAGTGGAAGGAAACTCAAGCGTCTCCATCAGCGGAAAAGAAGGAATCACCTTCACGGGAGACATCATGGGCGGCTCCTTCTGGAACTGGGGCAACGGCACGACGCTGACCACCAACGGAAACACCAGCGTCTCCATTGACGGAGGCTCCACCTTCACGGGCAAAATCGTGGGCGGCTCCTGGAGAGGAAGCACATGGACGGCGGAAGATCCCACAGCCCTGCCCGTCAGCATTGGCGGCAACATCACCGTCACCCTTGGACAGGGCACCTACCTGGGAGACATCTACGGGGCGGGCAACTGTGGCACGGTAGGAGGCGAGGTCCACGTCTCGCTGACGGGAGGAAGCATCTTTGGGGCGGAAGGAGAAGAAAGCGGCATCACCATCGGCGGAAGCGCCGGAGCGGCGGTAGAAGGAAACAGGACGCTGGAACTCAAGGGAACCTTTGGAACCGGGGACTTCCAAAACGTCACCTTCACCCGGTTTGATGAAATCAATATCGCGCAGGAAGGAGCCTCGGCCACCATCTACGCGCTGACCAACAGCCCGGCCCTGACCAAAACGGGAACGGGAACCCTGACACTCGGGGCGGACGCGGCAGGAGCGGAAACCATCCTTGACGGAACCACGGAAGGAATCACCATCTCGGAAGGCAGCCTGAACCTCTCCGGCGCCGGCGGCAGCCATATGAAAGGAACGTGGAACATCGCCTCCGGCTCCCGTCTCACCGGAGTCAGCGGAACCGTAACCGTAGGAGAAGGAGGCCTGGACGGACTGACCATCGCCCTGGGAACGGAAAACATCGGCCAGGACACGCAGGCGTCTGGCGCCGTCATCAGCAACGGCAGCGGAACGGGAAGCGACCCGAACCTGTCCATAGAGGGGGAAGGGCTGACGCTGGACCTGAGCAACGACGCCGTCGTCAACCTTCTGCTGGACCACAAAACCGACGACTCCTCCAGCTACCTGACCCTGACCAGCGGAACGCTGACCGTCGGCAACCTGGGCGACATCGCCTTCACTACCGACCTTCTGTCCAACTACGGCATCCGGGTCACCGGAACGGACGGAGGCAGCCTGGTGCTCAGCGGAGCGGCCACCGGCCTCTACCGCGTGCAGGAGGAAGGAGGAAACGCCCATGAAGTCAACTCCTATCAAACGCTCTCCGGCTACGCCGGCGTCGTCATCGGCGGCGGCCAGACCCTGACGGTCAACCTGGCCGGAGCCCCGGGCGAATCCGACGGACAGGGAGCTAAAATCAACAACCTGATGGGAGCCACGGGCAGCAGCCTGGTCGTCAACAACACCGGAGACGGCACGGCCGTCGTCATCCTCAACAACAAACAAATGACGACGGGAGAAGACGACATCGACCCGGCCGGCCAGGACACCGTCATGGGCGGCAGCATCACGGGAGGCAACAACGTCGCCTTCATCAAGGAAGGAACCGGAACGCTGACGGTCGGAGGAACGATGGACGTGGAAACCCTCGCCCTGCGTGAAGGAAACATCGTCCTCAACGGCGCGTCAAACACCCTGGACACCCTCACTCTGGAAGGAGGCGGCCTGACCATTAACGGCAACGCCGAAGTCGGAACCATCACCGGCACGGAAGCCGGAGGCTCCCTGACCATCCAGGGAACTCTCAACCTGACCGGAACAGGCGAAATAAACGCCGGCTCCATCACCGGAACCGGCACCCTCCGCATCCAGGAAGGAGCGGAACTGGCCCTGGGCGGAGAAGCCCGGCTGGACGGAACCTCAGTCACCGCCGACGGCACGCTGGCCCTCTCCGGAACGGAATCCGGCACCATCAGCAGCCTCTCCGGCAGCGGCACCCTGTCCATGAACGGAGGCAGCCTCTCCATCTCCTCGGCAACAACCTCCTCCGGAACCTTCTCCGGCACGCTGGCAGGCAGCGGCACCCTGGACATCTCCGGGCAAGCCACCCAATACCTGCAAACCGGCAATAAGGACTACGACCTCGCCGTCCGTGACGGAGGCGTCCTGGTCCTGAAAGGCACCGCGGACGCCCCCGCGCTGAACTACAACAGCATCACCGCCGGAAACAACGGCACCCTGCGTATTGAAGCCACCGGGGACGCCCAGGGCAGCGCCAACACCACGCTCAACGTGGAAAGCATCACCTTCCAGAACGGCTCCACGACGGAACTGATCTACAACTTCAACCAGGACGCCCCCTTTGGCGCCCCCATGCTGACGGCGGGCACCATCACCGTGCAGGACGGAGCCGGCTTCCTCCTCTCCAACATGGAAGGAAACGCCGCCATGAATGCGGGGAGCGACCTCCATGACGTCGTCCTGATGAGCGCTACCGGCAGCATCAGCGGCCTGGAAGACGGGCAAAGCCTCGCCGCCCGGATATCCGGCCTCTTCGCCGTCTACTACCAGGACGCCACACTGAGCCGCGACGGAAACGACATCCTGCTCAATGCCACACTCCGGCAGGAAAACCTCTTCGCCTCCGCGGCCGACACGTGGAACTCCGCCACCGGAGCCAGCCTGCTCTGGGAAGCCCGCAAAAACCTGGACCCCGACTCCCAGCTGGCCCAATTCATGAACGGCGTCAGCACCATGATCAATGACGGCAACCTCTCCGGAGCCTCCCGCGCCATGGCGGCGGCGGCTGGGAGCACGGTCAACGCGCTGGGGACGGCACAGAAGGACGCCCTGCGCGACCAGATGGGCTGGATCAGGAACCGGACCACCCTCATGGGCGTCAACCCGGCCTACGTCAACGACGACCTCCCCCGCTTCCACATGTGGATGGAAGGCACGGGTTCCTACGCCAAACTGGACACCCGCGGGGATGAAAGCGGCTACCAGCTCACCACCTGGGGAGGCACGGTAGGCATGGACGCGGACCTCAGCGACCGCCTCACGGTGGGAGCGGCCTTCACGGCCGGCTACGGCGACCTGACGGCCGGCGCGGCGGACAGCGCCGACGGGCACCTGGACAGCTACTACGCCAGCCTCTTCGGCCGNCCCCACCCCCCCATTCTTCCCCCACACCCCCGCACCTATCCGCGCGTGGCCGCGCGCGTGCGGGGGAGGGCCATTTGGGAGGTGATTTGGAAGTTTCCGGGGGGGATGATGGGGAGGCTGCGCCTCCGCAAGTGCCTGATTCTGACGAATCAGGAGGTGTTTCAGATTCTCGCGGCGGTGTGATAGCCGGTTTGTTAAGTAGTGTTAATGTTTTCAGAGCTAGTGATTTGCCGTTTAAGGAGGAGGTGGCCGGGGTAGTGCCAAAAAGGCCGAAGCGGTGTGCGGGCGTGTATGCTTTCGACGTGCCGGGGAGTGTGGAGGAGGTGCTGGCCGAGATGAGGAATGGTTTGCATTACTCAGAACGGGAAGATGAGCGCGTGAGGATGCTGGCGACGGATTTTTACGAGCATTACAAGGACGGGAGGACTGCGGGAGGCGGGTTGCTGAAGAATTGGAGGTATAAGGCGAAGGTTTGGCTGCAAGAGAATGCGCGGAAGTGGCAGAAGGAGCGGTTGCGGGAGGAACAGAAGGGCCGTGGCCGGGCCGCAGGTCAGGGGGTGAGAGAGGATATTGTGATTGATGCAGAAGGGTTTTAATGATGAATGATGATTTAGATGATGTGCTGTCCCGGATTGCGCTGCATGTGGAGAACGATGTGGCAGAGGCGGAGCCGACGATGTTTGATGATGCCGATGTGGTGTTTTCCCGCAAGTTGAAGCGGCTGAAGATGTGGGGCTGGCCGGAACAGTATTGCAAGCTGAAGCTTCCGTTTGCATCCGTGGAGGACGTGGATGCGGAACGCAAGGCCGGGATGTTGAGGGCTTGGCTGCTGGGTCTGGCCGGGAAGGGGATGCTGGCCGTGGTGCTTGGCCTGAGAGGTACGGGCAAGACGTTGTCCGCCTGCAAGCTGGCGCGGGATTGCGGGTATGAGAGGGCATGGTATTTCAGCGGGGATGGCCTGTACCGGGAGAGGCTGGCGAAGATTGGGCTGGGAGGCAGTTTTGAGCGTGATTTTGCCGTGCAGATAGGGCATCGGCGCAAGAGTTTGCTGGTGCTGGATGAGTTTCAGCGCGGTATTGGGTACAAGGGGGAAGGCAGGGATTTGAGTCTGGATTTTTTTGAGGAGGTGGTGAATGCCCGGTATAACGCGGAGTTAGATACTGTGATTGTGGCTAATTGGACGCAGGAGGATTTTAATCAGTTTATGCCGGATAGCGTGAAGGATCGTGTGATCCAACGGAGGAGCGAGAATCGCGGAGGGGTCAGGTGGTGCGATTGGCGGAGTTTCCGGCGTGCGTGACAGATTTCCCGGAACGGGTGTTCCGGAAAAAACAAAGACAAGAAACATAATAATATAAATATATTATGACTAAAAAGACAGTAAATAAGAGCAAGGCGGGGAAGAGTGAGGACATGAAGGCAACACAGGAGGATGTTGTGCGGATGTATGGCGATAGCATGGTTTGTGATCCGTGCTGTGATCCGTGCTGTGATCCGTGCTGTGAGCCTGATGAGGCGTGTTGTTGTGATGATGCCGACCGGCGCGAGGTTATTAGCGCGCCGGGTATGGGACGTGTTGGACGGCGACAGGCACGGCAGGGCAAGAAGTACCACGGGGAACGGCTGAAGCTGCTGGTGGAGGTGTGCGAGAAGTGGTGTTTGTTCCGTCAGCCGTGGAATACGCTGTTTATCCGTGATGCGCATGCTCTGATTGATTTGGGCTTGCTGGAGTATGTGAAGTCTGATAACGGATATATTCAGGTTCAGCCTACGGAGACGGGCATTGACCGGTACAAGACGATTGTGGCCGGGGTGTTCGGGGTGGAGGTTGAGGTTGCCTGAAGCGGCGGGCGGTTGAAGCGTTAATGCGTATGTGATGGTTTGAACGGAGGAGGATGCGGCCATGTGGAGGGCCGCCCGTTCAGGCCGTTGCCACAACGGCGATGAAGATGTATCGTTTGGTGGCGGCGACGGTGAGAGCGGTGTGTTTTGGGGAGCTGGAGATGACGCCGCTGGATTTTCTGGTTCTGATGGCGGTGGGGGAGCTGGGAGAGGTTGAGTGCAGAGGGGTAGTGGCGTGGTGCCGGGCGCGGAATAGCCAGTCTGTTTCCAATGCGCTGGCAAGGTTGCGGAGGATGGGGCTGCTGGAGGTCAAGGGTCAGAGGCCCTGCGTGACGTATGCGGCGAGCGCGGAGGGGAGGAGGGTGATAGAGGGCAGGTTTGCAAGATTAAGGTTAAGGATGCAAGATGAAGAAGTTAAGCGATAAGGAAGATGAGTTTTGCAAGATGGTTGTGTGGGAGAGTTTTACTCCCCGCGCGGCTTATGCGGTTGTGTGGAATCCCGGTGATGATGCGAGCGCGAGCGCAGGAGCGAGCCGCAAGATGAGGGAGCCGCACATTCAGGAGGAGCTGAAGAGGTTGAGAGCAGAGCTTGATGATGGGTATGCCCTGAGCGCAAAGGAGAAGAGGAGGTTTTTGGCGAAGCTGGTGCGCGGGGAGGTGGGCGTGGATTTGGGGCTGTTTGATTCCGTCCCTACTGTGCAGGAGGTGATGACTGCGATTAAGATTGATAATGAGATGGCCGGGCATAATGCGCCGTCTGAGGTGCATGTTGGGGGCCCTACGTTGGCGGAGGCTATTTTCGGCCTGCTGGGTGATCAGAGTTTGAAGGTGGGCGGCAATAGTGAGACGGTGACAGATGGCGAGTAGAGGTTTTTTCCCTCCCATTAATGGTATGGATGATGCCGTGTTGGGCAGGTTTGCGGAGGTGCTTGGAGACAGGGAGTGGCGGCTTAATCATTTGTATTGGGTGGAGAGCAAGATGGTGAAGGGTGGGGATAAGGTGGTGCGGTTCCGCATGAACAGGGTACAGCGCAAGTTGCACCGGGGGCTGCATCACCGCAATGCTATTTTGAAGAGCCGCCAGATGGGGATCAGCACTTATCTTGCGATGCTGGCGTTGGATTGCATGTTGTTTGTTGATGGGTTCCATGCAGGGATTGTGGATAAGTCTTTGCCGGATGCCGAGAATAAGCTGGGCAAGATCAGGTTTGCATGGGACAGGCTGGATTATGTGCCTGCACATGCGACTGATGAGGATTTGTGGCTGGCGAGGCTGGGCCGGATGATTAAGGAGAGGACTGGCAAGCTGGTGAAGAGCAAAGGGCTGGTGCCGGTGTATGCTAATGACCGTGAGCTGAGGTTTGCCAATGGGAGCGATATTTATTCCGGGGCCAGTTTGCGCGGCGGCACATTGGATTTGCTTTGGCTGACGGAGTTTGGGAGTACGGCGTGCCATTTTCCAGCCAAGGCTGCGGAAATATTGTCCGGGGCGTTTAATACGGTGCCGAGCGACGGGTTTTTGTTTAACGAGTCAACGCATGAAGGGGGCAGAACCGGGCTGAATTATGAGATTATGAAGGGGGCGCTGGATTTGACGGGGAAGAGGCTTTCTAATGTGCAGTGGAAGTTTTTCTTTTTCCCGTGGTTTGAGGATGCCGGTTATACGCTGGCCGGAGAGGGGTATGATGTGCTGGATGAGGACAGGGCGTATTTTGACGAGTTGAGGGAGAAGGGTATCAGCCTGAGTCAGGAGCAGATGGTGTGGTACAGCCACATGAAGCAGACGCAGGGAGAGTTGATGAAGCAGGAGTACCCGAGTACGCCAGAGGAGGCGTTGTGGCCGCATGTGTCGGGGGCGATTTATGGTGCCGTGATGCACAGGTTGCGGGCGCAGGGGCGCGTGGGGGCGGCGTTTGCCGTGGAGCCGGGGTTTCCGTTAGTTTCCGCATGGGATTTAGGGTTGAACGATAGTACGGCTATTTGGGCGGCGCAGGTGGTAGGGTATGAGGTGCGGCTGCTGAAGTTTTACCAGTCCAGCGGGTTGGGGATGACGGAGTATGCCGAGGTGATTCGTTTGTGGGAGCGCGAGTTGGGGATGAGTTTTGATGAGCATTTGTTTCCGCATGACGGTAACCGGAGGAATTGGGGCGGTGATCCTATGTCTCTTTTTCGGAATACCGGGATTGGAGGGCGGCTGGTGAGGGTGCCGAGGATTCCGCGCGTGTGGATGGGGATTGATGCCGTGAGGACGATGTTGAAGAATGCGGTGTTTCATGAGGATTGTCTGAAGGAGTGCCGGGGCGAGGGTGATGTGAAGTTGTTGAGCGGGGTGGATTGCATTGCCGCTTACCGCAAGAAGACGGTGCTGGAGGATGGGGTGAGCCATGATGTGCCGGAGCATAACGAGGCGTCTCATGGGGCTGATGCGTTGAGGACGCTGGGCGAGGCGTTGAAGAAGGGGCTGGTGTCACGTGCGAGCGGTTTTGTTAGCCGTGAGGAGTCTGGCGGATGGCTGGATGAGGATGATGATTGGGGCGGAGGGAACAGGAGCGGAGGATTGGCGAGGATGGATTGATTTTTTTGTGTGTTTGTTGTTGATGGTTTGCGTGTTGTGTGGGTATCTAATTGAATGATTAGATGCGTTTTTGTTTTTCCGTGGTATGAGTGGGGTATGGGTTTCAAGAAGAATATGAAGGGTGAAGCTCCTCCCGTTCAGGCTCCGAAGGTGGAGACGGTGAGTGCCGGGGAGAGCGAACATGCGGCGAAGCGCAGTTTACTGGAGGAGCAACGCAGACGGCGAGGCAGGGCATCAACCCTGCTTGCGAGTGAGGTAGAGAGGCAGCATGGAGGCGCGGCTAGTGGTAAACGGGAGACGTTGGGATGAGCCGTCAGGATGAGGCGGATGAGCTGGTGCGCCTGTATAACGGGTTGAGGAAGCAACGGGATGAGCTTGCAAAGACGTGGCAGTTTGCCCGCTGGTATTTGCTGCCGAACAGGGTGGATGATTTAAGGTTTCGTCCGTCCGATTTTGTGGGCAGGGTGCGGAATGGGGCGGCTAGGATGGCCTGTGCCCGGCTGGCCGGAGCGCATATGAGCCATATTGTGACGAGCCATGAGCCGTGGTTCAAGTGGATCGCGAGGCCCGGAGATGTAGCGGAGGAGGATGTGGAGGAGGCTAACGCATGGTATGGCAAGTGTTCCGATATTGCTTTGATGGAGCTGACGCGGAGCAATTTTTATTCCGAGATTTACGAGTGTTTTCTTGATCGTGTCGGCATGGGGACGGGGAGTTTGTATTGCGGGCCGGGCAGGAGCGTGAGGTTGTTGTTTAAGGCGATTTCCCCGGAACAGGTTTGCGGGGAGGTGGATGACGAGGGCCGGGTGGTGGTGTTTGTGAGGGAGATGCTGTTGTCTGCTTATGATGTGGCGGATTTGTTTGGCAAGGCGGCTTTGAGTGAGGGGATGGCGGCGGATTATCATCAGGGAGGGGCCGGTATGTATGAGAAGAAGTGGGTGGTGCTGCATGTGGTGCGGCGGGCGAAGAAGCCGAAGATGGGCCGCGGCTGGGAGAGTTTTTATGTGGATCAGCAGGGGAAGAGGGTGATGCGGCGGGAGATGGAGTGGGAGATGCCGTATATGGCGACGCGCTGGAAGATGAATGGGACAAGTTTTTTCGGGTTTGCTCCGTGGCAGGATGTGGAGGGCGAGGTGAGGGGGGTGGAGGAGATTGAGAAGGATTTGGAGAAGGCGCGGCGTGTGGCGATAGATCCCCGGATTTTGACGGCGGCAAAGCTGGTGGGAGAGGTTGATTTGCGGGCTGGCGGGAAGACGTTGGTTGATCCGGATTTGTTGCAGGATGGCGGAGTGTTGTTGCCGAAGGAGTGGGCGGCTGTGGGGGATGTGAGTCTTTCTTATAAGCAGCTTGCGGATAAGGAGCAGCGGATTAAGGATGCGTTTTTGGTGCCGATGCTGGAGCTGTTTGCGTATGATGAGGGTAAGAAGGGGTTTCCCACGGCGACGGAGGTGATGGCGCGCGAGAATCAGTATTTGTTGCAGTTTTTTCCGTCTTTCGTGCAGTTTGCCTATGATGTGCAGCCGACGCTGGACAGGGTGTTTATGGTGCTGTACAGGGCTGGGGTTTTTCCAGATCCGCCTGATTGCGTGAGAGAGGATGTGATTAGGAATGGTTCTGTTGTGGGGACTGCGCTGAAGAATCCGGGGGTGACGTATAATAATAAGGTTGCGTTGGTGCTGAAGCGGATTGAGAGCGATGCTTTTGCTGCCGCGTTGAGGGAGGCGGTGGAGTTGGGTGAGGCGGTTCCCGGTTTGCTGGATCATTTGGATGTGGATCGTGGCATGAGAGCGCGGCTGCGGTCTCTTGGCGTGTCTGAGGATAGTATCAGGGGGAATATTGAGGTGGAGGACATGAGGCGGCGGAAGAGTGCGGCGGTGATGGATGAGGATGAGTTGAGGCTGCGTCAGGCGGGCGCGGCTGTGATGAAGGATGAGGCTGCGGCTGCCAAGATGGCGGCGGAGGCTCAGGGTGGAGCGGCGTAGTTGATTTATGAGCAGTACGTTTTATGATTAGTTATAATGTAGATAAAGAGAAGGAGTTGTTAGATTTGTTTGCGCGGAGGTGGAAGGCCAAGAGGTTGTTGTTGCGGAGCGAGGAGTGGAAGGTGGTGCTGGAGTGGATGAAGGAGTTTTTTCAGACAGATTTGCCGTGTTTTCAGAAGCAGGATGGGGAGAGGTTGTTTGATCCTTTGGATGCGATGAGGCGGGATGCTCACCGGGAGGTGGTGTTGTGGCTGGAGATGCTGCCGAAGGATAAGGGTAGAGAGGAGGGCGAGTAATGAAGAGACGGTACAGGAGAGGGATTGGCAAGAGTACGGGGAAGGGGCCGAAACGGCCTGCCGTGGCGGAGGTGGCAGAAGGCGGAGATCAGATTGAAGATAGAAGAAGTGATATGATTAATGATAAAGAATGCAATCATGCCGAGGCGATAGCCAAGGATTTTTACAGGGTAGTTTCCGAGGATAACGGCGGCGGCTGGAAGTCCTGGGAAGATTTAACCGATTCACAGCGGTCCGCGTTTGTGCGATTGGCGCAGCAAGCCCTGCCCATTATTGGCAGGCATGCGCTGGGGGATGTCCGTGACTATCTCGGTATTAAGGCTGCCGGCAAGTCTAGCTGGTGGGAAAAGGCCCTGTATGCCGCCGGAGCAGTTATTGCCGGGGCTATCCTTGGCGGCTTGGGAATGTCCCTCTCCGGCTGCGGGCACTCCGTGGACGTGACGCCGGAAAAGACGGTGGTCTGTAAGGACGGCTCCTGCCTGGTGCTGGAACCGGGGCATATCTCCTACAGTCAGTCCCAGCCGGAAACGGATGTTCCTCCCATCGTGCAAACCATCAAGAAATAACGCCATGTGTAAGCTCTCCGAAGTGCCGGCCCGTTTCTTCGACTTCGCCAAGGATTTCCCCGCCTGGGCCTGCGTCATGCTCTCGCTGGCCATTTGCGGAGCGGCCTGCTGGTACATCGGAGATGTCATGGGTCACCATAATGACAGGATTCTTGACTTGATGTCCATGCAGACGCAGGCCCAGGTCGAGACCGCCAAAGCCATTCAACTCTTGTCCGTTCGCATCGAAAACATTGAACGCCGTCTGGATAAACAGTAACTGTAAAGTTTTTCTTACAAGTTCAATCATATTAACAATCAACCATTAAAGGAGAATAATCAGGAAAATAGCAATTGATATAGGCCACGCCAACAACACCGGAGCCCGCGGAAACGGGCTTGAAGAACACGCCGTCGCGGCGACGATCGCCGAACGCCTCGCCCCCATGCTTCAACAGATGGGTTCCAGCGTGGACGTGATCGACTTCCCGAAGATGACCAATGCCCAGGACTTGAACGCCACCGTCAAGGCCGCCAACGAAGGCGGCTATGACTTCGGAATTTCATTGCATTGCGATTCGGCCGACAATCCCCAGGCTCATGGAGCCCATGTATGTTTCTACCCGGGCAGCGTTAAAGGAAGCCGGCTTGCCATATGCATCGCGGAACCTCTTTCCCGGCTGCTGCCCGGACGGGCCAACACCGTGCAGTCGCGCCCCGGCCTCGCCGTCCTGAAAAAGACCCGCTGTCCGTGGGTGCTCTGCGAATGCGGCTTCATCACCAATCCTGAAAACGCCTCTATCTTGAAGGACCATCCCGGACGCGTTGCGGAAGCCATTGCGGAAGGGGTGAAGGACTACCTCAACCGGTAACCGCCCATGACCTACCAGGCCCCCTACGCGGCGCGCTACGTTTCTGACGCCGGCAACCAGATCCAGCTGCTCAACCTTTGGGACGATACGCCGGAGCCTCCCCGCTTCGGCGGATCCATGGAGGCATTTGAAACGTCGCTGGTAGACGGACCGCGAGCGTTCGCGCAGGGGCTGGGAAGCGCCGTGGAGCAGCGCACCATCGCGTTTTACCGCTGGTTCACGGATTATCAGGATATGGCCTCCTATCAGGAGAATCTTGCCCTGTGGCTGGCCAGCAATCAGAACGGCTATTTGTACCTGCAATTCGCCGATCAGCCTCAATGGCGGTTTGCCGCCGTCATCACCGGCTACCAGTTTGAGACGGAAAATTTCATTCCTCCGCCGTCCCCCGAGGACGGCTATCTGTGCCTGCTGGTCACGCTGACCATGACGGTCACCGACCGGACCCCGGACAATTCCAACTGGGTGTTCAGCGTGACGCCCTCTTCTTTCGACGTTCCCGTCAAGGGAGGCGAATACACCGTTAATGTGGAATCGTCGTTCAGCCCTGGACCGGTAGGGCAGGGGTGGCAGATTGCCGACGTTTCCGAAGGATTAACCGTTTCCGATATCGTCAACGGCAACAACGGGACATTCAAGGTTGCCGTCGCGGCCAATGAAGGAGACCAGGACAGGACCATGTCTCTCCAGGTCATTCAGGACGGAACAGGACAGGCTGTTGAGGTTGAATTTCGTCAGCTTCAACCCTCTTACTCATTCAGCCTTGCTCCAACCCAGGTACAGGTTCCCGTTACTGGCGGAAGCTACCAGGTCCAGGTGACTTCCTATTATGACCCGGGGGAAGTCAGCGTTGACTGGACGCCCAATTCTCCCAGCTCTTCCGTTGTCATCTCCGATATCACGAACGGAAATAACGGGTCATTCACGTTAACCGCGGCGCCCAATGAAGGAGGGGCCGGCTCCGTCGTCGTTTCCGCGACACAGGCGGATTCCGGTTTAAAACAGACAATCCGCGTATTGAGGGCAGGACTGGTCACCCGAAATCATCAGCTTCCCCCGCCCGGAGGGGAATACTCGGATAATCCGATGAGTTATTCCTCATGGAGGTTTATTCCCTCGGACGTTTATCCGGACTTCCCGGAAGGCAACCCCGAAGGAAAGGGACTGACGCTGCAGGAAATCATCACGACGAACCCCACCAGCTCCAATTCCGGCACGTTAACGCTTTACCGGGTGGAAAACGGGTCTGCCTCTCTTCTAGCGACCAGCAGCGAGGCGGTTTCCACCGGAGAGGGCGGTAACGTGAAATGGACGTTTTCTCCCGGCGTGGAAATCCGTTCGGACTGGCAGCTGGTCGTCGAAAACCAGAACGGCATCTATGAGCAGCATGCCATGCTGGCCAGCCCCCAGTCATTTGACGGTCTCGGAGACGAGTCCTATCCCGCGGCAGCCACGGCGCCCGGACGTACGTTCGGATTATCCCTCGTCATCCGCTACACTTCCACCGAATACCCATCTTAACAGAATAATCCATCATGAACAAACAACAACAAAACGGAATAGAACGGCTTTTCGTCGAATTTGCCGAAGAATGCAGCAAGAACCCGAATCTGAACCAGGCGGTGCAGGAATTGAAGGAAAGCGTCTTTACTGCCTCTCAAGCCGCCGGCGTCGATCCCTCCCATGCCTTCGGCGTCATCATCCGGGATATGATGCTCCTGGAATCCTTGCAGAAACGCGTGGAAGAATCCCGCAACGCCCTCACCGCCGGGAAACTGCCCGCTTTCGTCATCGAAGAAGCCCGCGAACAACAATAACCCTCCACCTTTACCACCATGGCCACCAAGAAAGAAATTGAAATCAAACTCAAGTCCACGCTGGACGGAAAAGGCGTGGAAGAAGCCAAACAGCAGATCGACGCGCTGAACAAGTCTACGGAGCAGTTGGATAAAGACAGCAAGCAGGCAACCAGGAGCGTGAAGAACATGGGTCAGGGGGCCTTGCAGGCTGCCTACTTCTTCGATGACTTGCAGTACGGCATCCGGGGCATCATGAACAATATTCCAGGGCTGGTGATGGGCTTCGGAGGCGGCGCAGGGCTGGCCGGCGCGATGTCGATTGCCGTTCTGGCCGGGGCGAAGCTTTACGAATGGATGGGGAACACGGAAGCGAAATCCAAAGAGCTTGCTAAGGCGATTGAACAACAAAATGAAGCCATTGCGAAATCGCAGCAAGTGATAGCCTCCTTCAATAATGAAGAAACGTTACAGAAATCCAATGATTTTACAGCAAAAATAGCCGGCAACCGGAAAGCAGAAGCCCAGGCCCTGAAAGAATCTGTACGGGATCAGCAGCGTTTGCTGGACCTTCAATCAAAGGTATTGGACAATCAGGATCAGGCCGATTTGTTGAAACTGGAAACTGATTACTATAGCGGGGCGTTTGGCGATCCTGAAAATTTTTCCACGCGTTTGTTCTTTGAAGGAAAACAGGAAGATATCAGACTTCGAGCCCGTGCACGGCATCGGCAAGAACAGGAGAATAGCGCAAGGATGAATGTTTCCATCGCGGAAAGTGATTTGTCATCAAAGACCGAAACCACCAACAGGCTTAGCGAACGTTTAGGAGGATTGGAGGACCAGAATATTTTATCCTACCAGGAACGTGAAAAGCTCAATGGAGAGATTCTTAATGCTGAAAAACAAATATTTGATAATCTTCTTCCGATAGCTAAAACAGCGCGCAATAATGAAGAAAATCTTTTGGGACTTGGCCTAATATCAAGAGATGATATTGAAAAATGGATTAATCAGTTAATTGATAACGGAGGTGATACAAGTGCTCTAAAAAATACATGGCTTCAACGTCAATTTGTGACTCCTTCATCGACTTTTAGGTCAGCTCCGAAATTTATGGAAGACGTTCTCGCTTTGGGAAATGGTAGGGCACAGTTAGATCGTCTGAATGCTTTAAGAGCGCAAAGGGCCGCTTCTGATAACGCTCTTGTCGATGCAGGATATGACGTCAGCACGGATGATGCGCGCACCGAAGCCTATAAAAACAGAGATAAAGCGGTGGAGGAAGCGAAGGAAGCGCTACAAAAGGCGATAGAAGATCAAACAGAAGCGGAAAAATCTTTAACATCAAGTACTAATAAGCTTACGGAGGTTCAACAGATCAATGCTTCTGAAGAAACCATTGATGAAGCGCAGCGGGAAAGGAATGAAGCGCTGGAACAACACAAGAGAATTGTTCAGGCGCAGAAGGAGTATGAAAATGCCATCAAGGCCCAGATAAGAGAGAAGGAAGATGAGGTCCGGGACTTGAAAAAGGAAATATCCCAGAGAAAATCAGGCGCGAAAACCCAACAGGAGAGACGGGACAATGTGATTGAAAATATCAACCTGGCCGGGTTCAGCAAATCCCTGACTGATGCCTTATCAAGCCCTGACAGGGCGATCAGCGGCAGAGCTCGGGAGCGAAAAGCCAATATCAATGAAGCTTACGGCGCTGTCGTCAGGTACATCAAAGACGCCTTTAAGGACAATAAAGTCACGGAGAATGAAATGGAAGTTCTCTCTAAAAAGTTAATGCAGGAACTGTCGTCAAGAGGCGAGAATACCACCTATAAACAAACGCTTAATTTAGTGAAACGACTCGTTGCCCTGGTAGAGAAAGGGACGTCCAACGGAAAGGGAGATCAGGCTGAGATTAAATCCTTGGAATCACGAGTCCAACGGCTGGAAAAAGAGGCGCAGGCACAGAAAAAAGGGCTCAATATGATAGGGAACTGGTTCGTATCTTGACATTTTTGGAAAAGGAACGTATCAGAGAAAGAGCATGAATCTAGACATGTACTACATCGCGATTGCTGAGGGACAAACGGAAGGTCCCTTTTCTCTTGAGGTTCTGGAAAATTACTTCACTCAGAAAAAGATCAACGCGAAGACCATGGTTTTTCAAGAGGGTGGGCAAGAATGGGAAGAGTTTGAGAAGGTATTGGCGAAATATCATAAGAAGATAGTTCCTAAAAGCAAAGTATCTGAAGAACAAAATACAGATGTCAATTTAACATTAGGAAATTGGTTCTTTTTGATTGGGAGAGTTGTAGCGGTTTGTGGACTCATCGGATTTTTTGTTTGCATAGCACAGAAATTAATAGGTTTGGCTGTTGCATGTCTTTTATCCGGCTTCTTTTCATTGATGTTTTTCCTGTGGATGGGAAAAATTTACGACAGAATTGCGGAATGCGTTCTCTTGTTAAAAAATATGCAGAATAACAATCAATAGAACCCTAACCATTTTACAAGCAGCAGGAACCACGACATCACCATCAATGACTTGCTGGGCCTCAAGCCGTCCAGCCTGACCCACGACCAGCAAAGCTTTTCCGCCTCCACCATCACAGCGGTTTATCCCGTGCGAACGCTGGGGGAGGTCTTGCCCTTCCAGCAGTTCGATACTGTCACCATTTCCCAAAACGGGAACACCATTCTTTCCGGTCTCGTTTCCAGCATCGAAAAGACCTACAGCGGATCTTCCCGTGCCTGGAAAATCGTCTTTTCCGATCCCTGGTATTGGCTGGACAACTGCTTTGCGCTGGATTCCGAATGGAAGCCGGTCTTTTCCATGTGGCAAACCACCAGCAGCGGAAATGAAATCATCCCTAAAATAAGCATTTCTTCCGCGCTCTCCCGGGTGCTGAATCTCGCCAAACACCACCCGGCGGACTACGAGCTGCGTATCAGCGATGACAAGATGCTGATTCCGTGGAACGCCTCCTGCGATACGATTGGCAGCCTCCTTCAATCCATCCGCCATTGGTCGCCCCGGATGGTCACGTATTACGACTACAGCGGCGCGCGCCCCAAACTCATCATCACGGACTATGACGCCCTGACGCCCATCGCGCTTCCCTTGCAGCCGACGGCGACGGTCAAGTCTATGGATGTTTCCCTGGTCCCCCGGGGCGACCTCGTACCGCCCTGCGTGGCTATCGTCGCGGAAACCACCGGCAGCAACGGCTACCGCGTCTCCTACCTGTCCAAATACCCGGAAGACGGGGACCCGACCTTGCCGCACTCCATTGTTTACCGAACGTCAGTAGACTTCTACTATTCTAAATACAGTTCTACGGGGGAACCGGTAGAAGATCCGCAGCCGGTGCAGGGCACCAGGGCCGGCAGCCTGTCCTACCAGCGCATGAAAGTGACGGGGCGGAAAATTGACCAGAACAAAATGATTGAAAGTTTCTGGCAACATCATTTCCCGTGGATGAAAGACGTTGGCGCGATTGCCGTCTATGACCAGGACCCGACCATCACCGGGAAGCCCTGGGACGGAGCGGAGGAAGACAGGCCCAGGGGCTACAACACCTCCGCCACGGGTTATGAACTGACGGACGGGCAAATTCACACGAAATCCATCAGGCCGCAATGGTGCAACGCTACCGTCAAGCAGCGTCTTGCCATCCCGGAAAGCGCCCCTGCCAAGTGGAGGGAGAAATTCAAGAATGTGGGGACCCTGCAAGGCGTGCCCTGCTTCTGGGAAGAATTCTCGGTGGATCTGGTCACCATGGACCGCCCCTACGCGAGCTACCCCATTGACGGCATCTACAACGGGGAACAGCCCTCCAACGGGCCGGAAGAAGGGGAATCGCCGGAACCGTCGGAAGGAGTGCCCTATGGGGACATTGCAAAAACGGTATGGGAATCCATGCAGGAATTGCCCTGGGACGGCTCTATTTCCTTTGTCGCGCTGGGAGAAGCGCAGACGCGGCAATACATGGGCCGCCGCGTCTCGCTGCTGGGAGGCAACCCAGAGTGGCAGAACATCAACACCATGATTCAAACCGTTTCGCGCGACCTGCAGACCAACGTCATCACGTTGTCTTACGGGGCATTAAACTATTTAAGCGTTGATGACTGGATAAGATTAAGGAGCGTCAATGCCACCTCACGCAGATCCTCTACGCTGGAAAACATGCAGGGCGCGCCGGAATCCACGGAATACGGCTTTGACCCCAAGCCGGAATCCCCCACCATCAGCCAGCATATCACCAAATCCACCGGAGAATCCACGCCCGCGCCGGAATACGGCTTCCAAGTGCGCTTGCAGAAAGATACGGAGGGAGCCATCACCGGGGCGCAAATGAAGCCCGGCGCGCTCTACCTGAACGGGTCGCTGCTCGGCAAATACCCGCAGGGGGGCGGCTCCGGTTCTTCCTGGGTGACTATCCCCCAAACCAGCGGGGAAGTATGGCTCAACGTGCACTTTGACAAGAACGCCAAATTGACGGGCGTGGACGTTTCGGGTATCCCGGGCCCAGTCTATCCGATTCCTCTTATGGACTACTCTTTAGGAGAGCCTCCTGATCTCAACTACGATTATGCTTTTCAAATAGCCGACATCGAAGACGACCAGGTGACGCAGTACGCGCTGGGCATGATCCAGATACCCGTCTTCGGAGGCACCTTCTACCCTTACGGTCCAGCTTAACAAACACCATGATCAGAATCTATCTATTCACCTATGCCGGAGACGCGGAGGAAGCCCTCGTTTGTGTCCGATGCGCCGCGGCGGCCCTCCCTGAAGCCGTCATTACGGTTGTGGACGACAGCGCCGCTCCGCTTCCTGAACGCGTCAGATCCGTCCTTATGTTAACCGGGGCAAGGTATTGTCAAACCGGCTGGACAAGGAACGGCAACCTGCGCGGCCCGGAATGCGTCCGGGGCATCATTTCCACGCTGGCCGGGGAAGCGGAAGAAAATGACGTCATCGTCAAAATCGACTCGGACACGCTCCTGTTGTCGGGCGGATGGGTGCGTGACATGCAGCGCAACGGGCTGGCTCTGCACGCCTCCGGCTACCAGGTCCCCAGCCACCCGTCCGAACGCTCCGCCTATGGGCCGTGTTACGCAATCAGCGGACGGGCGGCCAGACTGGCGGCGGAGGAACTGATGAAGGCTGACATCCCCGCGCTCGCTCCCGAAGACCTGACGATCTGCCGGACCATCCAGGGCCTCTTTCCCCCGGAGCGGATCAGGCTTGACGAACCCTGGACGCCCTTCAACAGGGAAGGGAAGTGGACGGCCTGGAACTGGTTCAGCATCGCCGTGACTCCGCAGAAATACGCGGATTTCTGGATGGTTACCTTCGGCAACCCGCGTCCCACGAACATCCCGAAATCCGAGCGGGCCCGCGCCATGGACGCCTTGTTCCGCTACCGGTTCCACGGGGAAGGGAAGGAAGGCTAACGGGCCAGTCCGACGGCAATCTTGCTCATGGCCTCCTGAACGTCCGCCGAATCCGGGCGGAAATACACCCGTTCAATCTCTTCAGAGTCGTGTCCGACGATGAAGCGGCACAAATCCGGGGACACACCGGCTAGGCGCAGGACGGTCACGGCGGTCGCCCGCAGGCTGTGGAAGCTCTTTTCCGAAAGCCGGTGACGGTCGCCTCTCACTTTCCCGGGCATCTCCCGGATGATTCCGTACGTTTTCAACAATGTCGTGAACTCCGTGGAAAGCTTGTCGGAACGCCCTCCCGCATGGGCATGGCGAAGCGCGGCCAGGGGAAACACATAATCGTTCACCCGGTTGACCAGACGCCTTTCCAGAACCTCTTTCAAGGGTTGGATGATCGGCTTGTTCATGCGGCGCCGGCTCTTCTGCGTGGTCATGAACAGGAAGGAGTTCTTCAGGTCAATCTGGTCCCATTTCAGCGTCGCCAGGTCTCCGAGGCGCTGGCCTCCGGTATAGAGGCACACCCGCACCAGATCCGGCCATTCATCCGGGAACCGTTCAATGATGGTGTTCACTTCCTCCATCGTGAACGCGCCGCGCAACTGCTTTTCCGCCTGGTGGTCCGCCCGGGAAGGCATGACGCCCCGGAACGGATTCCGGGAAAGGATCTCCCGATCTACAGCGACATTGAACGCGGTGGACAGCGTGGACACATAGCGGATGACGGTTCCGGCGGAAACGCGCTCCAATTCCGTTTCTACAAAATCCTTCGCCATCCCTTTATTCAGGGCGGCCAGCGGCATATTCCGCCGGTCCCCAAGGAACGCCAGAAGCCTGCGGACGGCCATGCCGTCCCGCTCATAGGCCCGCTTCTTGTTTTTCCTCCCGTCCAGCCAGTCAAAAAGGAACCGCGTCACCGTCATGCCGTTCATGGTGGCTTTCAGCACGCCGGCCTGGTCCCCGGCAATGGCCTTCACCTTGTCCAGGTCAAAAACCCCGTACCGGGCTTCTTTCTCCATCTCCTGGGCCACCAGCCGCGCCCGTGCTTCATTCTGGGACATGACCGATTTCTTATTGGCTCCCGGAAGAAGCGTCTTGGGAACCACGTCGATGCCGGTGGTTTTCCGAAGCTCTTTGCCGTCCAGGGAGCGGAAGACGGCCACCCATTTGTTGTTGCGTTTGATGATGCCTGCCATAGTGCTGTACAGTCCTTAGACAATGTACAGTCGCATGTACAGGGCGCTTTTTTCTGTCAGGCGCTTTCAGGTGCGCTCAAAACTGCGCAAAATGTAGGAAAATCAAGGGTCATTCCGTCACGTGCTGACGAGAATTGGCATCGCGTACGGGACTCGAACCCGTGTTGCCCGCGTGAAAGGCGGGAGTCCTGGACCGCTAGACGAACGCGACTTGAACCGGCTTTGACAACATCTTGGAGGCGGGAGCGGGAATCGAACCCGCGAATAACGATTTTGCAGACCGTCGCCTTACCACTTGGCTACCCCGCCGCTGATGCTGTGCGCGGATACTAGGGAAAAGAACCGCGGGTGTCAATCTCGTTTTTGGAAAAGATGCTTTGTTTTTAAGTGAAGGACTCTCTGGAAACAGCCTTTTTCTTTGGCGGAACGGACAGAGAAGGAGGAGAATGCTTGTTTTTTAAGGCATCATGATTGTGCGGCGGAATGCCGCCCGTGCCTGTTGTCAGATCTATATGGAGCAACCTTGTTCCAAAATGGCGTGAATCAGGATATAAAAACGCACCAGGAGTTTTTTTGCAAGTTCACGGCAGCACGTAAAATTAGAGGGGAGGTCGTTCCTCTTCGTTCCGAATGAGGGGGGACTACGCGTTAAACGTATTGATGGGTTCAGGTAATGCCGCAGAAATGCCGGAAGGCTGATGGTTCAGTTTTTCCAGAAAGTAAATAACAACAATAGCAATGAACAATTATATACCAATCAACAAGGCAGTTAATCCCGTCTGCATCTATCAAGGGTATGAGCCTCTTATCAACAAGACGCTTGGCGTTGATGAAATGATATATGGCTTTGACGGAACTCCTTCGGATTATGCCACCTGTACTGGAGCTCCCGAAATGTTCATCAAGGTGGAGCGTGACGGCTTGTACTATTTCGGCGTGGAAGCCGACGACACAGGCAGCCTGACGATTGCCGGTGAGCAAGCTATAAAAAAGGATGGGACACCACCCAACGGCAAGCTGAATATTGAAACCGATTCCAGGTACCTGAAAGCGGGCTATTACAAGGTGGCCCTGTCGTGGACCAACAACGCCTACACCCCCGTCAGCAACAATGCCATTGCATTCAACGTTACCATGGATACCAAACCTATTACGGAAGGGAAGTATGAAGGCAACTCGACGATGAAGCGCGAATTCTCGCCGTCCCCCAAAATCAAATTGTGGACAATTGAAAAGGAATCCACTATCACCTGTGAGCCATCCAAGGAAGTGGAACTGGAATTTGAGAAACCGGAACCCGTCTATTTGGAAGGGAATGGTGACTGCAATGTAAGTAGCTTGAGACCTAAGATTTGCGTAACGGTTTGCAAAGATGAATCGGAAAACGTATGGAGGTGTCGTGTTGTTTCCGTTTCTGCCGGAGCCAAGCTAACTATGTATGAAGGCATTTACGTGAATCCCTATGTTGATCTCCCTCTCAATGAAGAAGAAGCCGTCGAAGCGGTCAACGAAATGAACGGCTACCAGGCCCGCGGAAGAGTGGGCACATGGCACACGCCGCAGGCTTCCCTCGCCCACGAAGAACACCACCGCCGTCAATGGGAGGATGCCTACAAGTTCTACTGGAAGGACTCCAAAATACAGGAAATGCTTGAAAAGCAGACTATCTCCTGCGACAAAGAACCGAACATGGATAAAGCCGTGAAGTTCATGCAGGCTCTTGCCAATGAAATGGCATTGGATCTTTGGACGGAGACATCAGCCTATGTACTGGCGTTGCCAGATGATGCCAATGACAGACCCTATTGCGCCGGACAGGAAGTCCTGAACGAGGCAACCGCCTATGTCATTCGTCTGGCCGACGCGATGGGGTGGAACAATGTTCCCAGGTTTATCACGAAACCTGGAACGATCGAGCCTCCCTGTTTCATGCCTCCGGTCAGCGAAGGTGAAACCCGCAGCATGGCTGTTGCGGAGGAACCGGCGTCCTTGATCCTCTCCATGGCGGATACTTCCCAATTCACGGAAGGCAAAATCACAGTCCGCTTCCGCAACGAAGGAAACGAGCCTGTCCGCATTCCCGATGAAATCAACGACGAAACGTCCGATTTCTTTTTCGTGACGGTGTTGAGGACGCAACAGGGGAAAATGCGCGTTCTGAACAGGGAAATAGGCTCCATGACCTTCCAGCGACCCTTGAACTACCGGGAGCTTGCACCCGGTCAGGAATACAGCGTCACGATTCCGGTGTGTCTGGATGAAGTCGATCTGGAAGGTTGGAAACAATGTTCTTGTGAACTGGAAATGCGCTACTATAATCAGCAGGGTAAGGATTGTTTCCTGGGGGTTCTCCGGGCAACGGCCAGGCTCACGCTGCAATGAAAAAAATCTTCCGGTATTTAATACTTCTGGCAAGCCTGTCCCTCCATGCTGCGGCATGGGGGGACATGGCCGACAACGGAGTGGAATGCTCCGTGGTGATGGAAAAAACCGAATTTGACGCGAGGGCTGCCTTCCCGGACTTCAAGCTGGTGTTCACGAACAAGGGCGAAAAGACCGTGCGTCTTTTCGATGACTTCTATCCTCTCAAGGATAACGGTCCGCATATTTCCATAGAGATTTTTTGGAAATTGACAAAAGAGAAAAAGGAAAAGGTAGCAGCATATTACCCTCATTATTGCATTGAGCGAGGACAGTTCTTGAACTTCATCACGTTGAAGCCGGGAGAAAGACATGAAGTGCTCATCAAAGATGCGTATCTGTTGATGCACTATTTTGGGCCTTCACGCCGCCTTCGCAATGGTGAGAAATATGAGTTGGAAGTAATCTTTCGTGACGGATATGGAGATCCCGGTGTTCGGAGGAAGTATGTAGGAAGAAAAGATTTCTCCGTGGTCGATCAATCGCCCTGGAGATAGTGAGACATTTTATTACAAGGTGGCTTTAAAGTATGAGAATAACGCTTACGATCCCTCTAGTGGCAATGCGGTCGCGTTCAACGTCACGATGGACAAGGAACCTATCCAGGAAGGGAAGTACGAAGGGAACTCGACGATGAAGCGCGAATTCTCGCCTTCTCCCAAAAGCTCGCGCTGCAATGAAAAAAATCTTCCAAATTTTAGGGCTTTGGGCCAGCCTGTTCTTCCATGCTCCTGCATGGGGGGATATGGCCGATAACGGGATTGAATGTTCCGTGGTGATGGAAAAGGCTTCGTTCGATCCAAGAGCCGCTTTTCCGGACTTCAAGCTGGTGTTTGCCAATAAGGGAGAAAAGGCTGTGCGTCTTTTCGACGACTTCTATCCTCTCAAGGAACGCGGGCCGAATATGATCATCAAGATATGGAGTCAGGGAAACGGAAAGAAGGGAGAAAGGCCAACGGCATGGTATCTTCCCTCCTATCAAATGGAACGTGTCGCGAATCTTATGCGCTTTATTACCCTGAACCCCGGAGAAAAATATGAAGTGCCCGTCAAGGATGCATACCTGCTGCTGACCTGTTTACAACCTCTGGCCAGCGGGAAAATATACGAATTGGAAGTACGTTTCCGGGACGGATATGGAGATCCGGGTACCCGGAGGGAGTATGTGGGGAAAAAGGATTTTATCGTCATTGATCAAACTCCCAGGTGAATTTGAAAAATTAATATAGCCCCGTTCATGAAATATGAATAGGACTTTTTTGTGGAGGGGAGGCATACCCTTTCTTTGGAATTTTAAACTATGGAGCCTGTGCTAAGGGGTATTCAGGGAATGAAATTTGAATGCTGAAATAAACGATGATGGACAGCAGGGGGACTCGTTTTTCCTGTAAATCCAGGGAAAGGATATTTCCGTAACATGGACGGGGAAAGTTTCAGGAACCGGTTGTGTTCGCCCGTGCAAAGGAAAGGACGCTGTCAGACTGGCCGAGACTCCGCATTGATGCAAATGGTTCGTGTGCGTTTTCTAACGGCTGGATAGAAGTTGTTTCAACTCCGGAAGGCGAAAGTGCAGCGGAGGAAGTTCTTGCTCAAGCTCAGCTGATTTTTCTTTTCTCAGCATTTCAGCCCGAGCTTCCAGTTTTCGGGCTTCTGCCAGAATTTTGCGTATTTCCTGCCGGCCTCGGCCTATATGGGCGACGGCCCGGGAAGGATCCGGAGTAAAATCCGGTCCTCCCTTAAGATATTTTTCAAAGTATTGCTGGTAGCGTTCTGCCAATTCCCTTCCTCTGGCAAAAAGCTTGCGGTCTTCTTCCACATGCTTAGGCATTGCGGATTGCCTTTATCGTTGAAATTGAATAGTTTGCAACGATTTGTTTCTTGATTGGTAACGATTTAGAAACGAGCGAAGTTCTATATTCTGTCTTTTTTTGCATTAAATCAAAAGAACACTATTCTGATGGCAAAGATAATATTTTTAAATATAATCCCAATGTGTTCGAATCTTTTTTGTAGAATAAAAGTCTATATATCCTCTTTATAACTATATCGCATTTATACATAATACTATAATTAGCTACGAGAGGTATTCTCACGTGACAAATATACAGCATTTAAGAAATGCTATTAAACCATTCATTATCATTATTACATATTTCTTATCTACTATATAACACGTTGATATTTTAAAGATTAGTATTCTTCTGCTTTTTGTATTTTACGAATTCTCTATCTCGTCAAAATGAACAAAGAATTTCAACTTTTCATCAACATTAAGATTGAAATAAGTATAAAGCTCAGGTACAATTGGAACAAAAATCTTATCTTTTGTTAAAATCGTGGCAGAGCGTATACTTTTCCCGCCTGTAGAATCAGGAATCTTACGTGTCAATTCTAAATCATAATAAAGAGTATTTTTCCCCATTACATCTGTGAAAATGTAAATAAGGCGGTGCATACTCCAAAGTATCCTTGTTGTATGAGGATTAGAAAAGAATATTCTTTTCTGGTTTACCATCTTATCTGTCAATGCCATAAACATTTTATTATTCTGTAGAACTGGCGTTATAACATCTGTTTTAAGAATACGAAGTTTTGTTTCTACATCTAGGCATAAAATAGATGGCATTGGCATTATATCTTCATTGTTTACATTTTTAATGGCATCCTCCGATACATTCAATGTATTGTTACTAATATTTGTAATGACCTCTGACACATCACCAACTTGAGATTGATTGATTGTTTGCTGATGCTTATTCCGTTCAGCTTTAGCAAACTTCACAAATTCTTCTGGCGTAATCTCATCAGCTCTTAATTTCCCAATCATCTCATCCATTGTACCAGTCATTTCATAAGGAATAATATACTCATCTTTTGTGTTATGAAGAACCCGAGAAATATAATCTGTACGTTCTTTTACTCCCTTGGGTATAAAAGCTGAAAATTGCTGATAAAGTACAACTCGCACAAAATCTTTTGCTAATGGAGTGAATAGACGATAATTGTCATTTCTTATTGATATAAGCCTTTGAATATCACTATTATTTGGAGAAATGTATATGCAAAAAATCCCCTTGTTAAGATCATGAGTAACAAAGACATTAAGCATATGGGAGATATCAGCAAACTTCACATCAAAATCCTTAACATAGTAATCTTCTTCAATAATACTTCGTAATTCGTTAACAATAAAGAATTGATCAATTGTTAGTTCTTTGCTTTCATACTCCCTAATTACTTGGATGTTGTTTGGTATTGATTTTACACCTATTTTCTCTAAATAGTTTCGCTGTATTCTTTTTCTGTAGGTACTATCAGAAATGGACAAGACATTATTTTCCGAGTTTTTAAACTTAGCAAGTACCGTAGAATCTACACCGTCTGCATATTTGAATTCAGATGCATTTAGGCTTGTTATATTACCAAGTCTAATGTATTTATCTTCATTCGCATATTTTATATTAATGTGCGAAGCTTGCGCCATATTAAAATGACTATATAGATATTGCAAAAAATTACGATAGTTATCACAAATTGGATCTTTCGCAATAACAGATGTCCATGAACTTTCTACAGACTGAACTATCGAAGTGACGAGACTTACTGATTCACGGCTAACAGCCTCACGCCCTGCTGTAGGGACAAGATTATCCAAATTAACAATACCTCCGAATTCATAAATAGATGGTACGTTTATACTCGCTAGTCCAAAACCGTTTCTAAGACCTAAAATTCCCTTATCCCGTGTATTTAGATACAAATAGCCATTTATTGGACTACCTTGTATTGCTATGTCATAAATTAAAATATCTACAGATAAAGGAAATTGATTATTATATCCTATATCTAACTTATATGATAACCGAGAATCTGTCACCTCCTTTGCTGTGATTTTTTTTATAAAATCAATCTTTTTTTGAGGGAATTTTTGTCCGTTAATGGTTACAGGTATTTCTATGTATTCGATATATTGGCGCAAGTAATTAATTGCGTTAATAACGCTAATTGAACCAGGCTGATCAAGTGTCACTGTTATACAAGTACCATAAGGAATCGACTGATTTTCTATTGGAGTTACCGGTATGGAATTTTTAATGTTAATTTTTTCCCTTTGAGCTTCTGATGTGTAGGCAGTTTTTTCTCCGTATCTACGTGTTTGAATTTCAAGCTTAGTACACACTCCAAAATTTGCTAATGCACCTATTCCAAAATGCCCTACTACACCAGCAGCTATAGACTGGGGATTATTTTTCCCACTATTACCCGCTTTCCAATAGTTATTTGCTAATATGTCCTTATTCATACCTATACCATTATCCTCAATAACTATTTGCTCGTTGGTAATATTTATTTTTATATACGGTTCAAAGTCAGAATCTATCAATTTCCTTTCCAAAATAGCATCGTATGCATTCTGCACATTTTCTCTTAACATTGCTAAAGGGGAATCATATAAATCATTACCAAGCAAACGAATCATCTGCTTAGCATCGAATTCCATAGAAACATACATCGTATCGCTCAT